CTAATTGACCTGCAGCCTGTAGGTTCTGCAGCCTTTGAATTTCGTTTGTAACAATGCGTTTCTGTTCCTCAATTAATATTTGCTCCTTATCCTTTGCCAGTTGCGCCTCAATTCGTTTTATGGTTGCAGCACGTAATTCGGCATTCTTAATATTTTGCTTTGCATCAAGTTTTTCCTGTTCTGCAAGGTTTTCGGCCAATTTAATTTTTTCTTTAACCGATTCGTCCTCTGTTAACAGTTCCACCCTTATCGATTGCTCAACGGCCTTTAACCTGTCTTGCGCTGCTTTCTTTGCTGCTTCGGTTGCCTTATCCCTGTTTTCTTTGGCCTTTGCCTCCCTTTGCTTTTGTGCCTCTTTTTCTGCTTCAAGTTCATCGGTTCGGGCCTCGTCGTTTATTTGCGCAACTCGGTCAACCGACTCTTGTCTTATGTCTTGTTGTTGCTTTTCGTATGCCTCCAATGCCTTTTGCTTTAACCCCAAACGACTTCTGTCGTCTATATCCGATGCATCCTCTATTTTGTTAAACTCCTCGAGGTAACGGTCTTTCGCCTCCAATAACTTTTTATCCCTGTCCTCCTCCGCTGCGATTACCTTTCCATTCGTTTCCAGTGTTCGTATTGCTGCATCCGCTTCGGCCTTTGTTTTTTTACCTTCGGCAACTGCTAATTTCTCGGCTGCGATTGCTCTTTGGTTTGCAGCCTGTCTCGCACTGGCTGCAGTTGCATCGGTTGCAGCCTTTAACCGCTTTAATGACTCGGTCGTTTCATCGGTTTGGTTTTCGGTTGACAACAATTTTTCAACGAGGAAACCTAATGCGACAACCAGTGCACCGATACCGGTACTGACCAACGCTGCACGAAATGCTCGTGTTGCCACTGTCGCACCGTTTGTTACAAACGTGTAAACGCTTTTCGCTGCAGTTAATATTCCAACCTTGACCGCAGAATTACCGGTAACAATGTCGGCCAATTGTTGCACACCGTTTGCGATTGCCGTTACTGCAGTTGTTTTATTAATTACCTCCTGCAGTTCTTTATTTTCGTCGCCGAATAATGCTGCAGCACCTTGAGCAATTTCAAAACCTGCAGTCAATCCCTGCACTGCTCCAACTGCAGCATCAAATTTAAACGTGTCGGATGCCAATACTCTAACCTTTTCCCTCGTGTCGCCAATTTGGTCCTCCAACCTTGCTGCACTGAATAACAGTTGCTCAAACTCCTTTGTGTTGTCTTTACCCTGCGATTCTAATAATGAAAGTTGTTGTTTCAGTTCCCTTAATTGGCCGGTTAATGACTTTTGCTTTACTTCGGTTTCTTCGGTCGTTTGTTTAAACCGTTCCAGTTCTTTGTTAACATCACTCAACGCTGCTTTGACTTGTGATTGCGCTGCAGCATTGTCTTTATACGCTTTACTCAATCTGTTGCCAGTTGCCAAAAGAGCCAACTGCTCGTCCTCAAGTTTTTTTAATTGCTGAACGAGTTGAGCCGATTCTTTATTAAGGTTGTCAAATGCGTTTTTAACCTGCGACGAGGCAAATGCTGCCGATGCCACCTTTGCAGCATTACGGTATTCATCGCCAACCTTTTTTGAGGTGTCGGCTGCACTCTTTACGATTTCGTTGTTAATTTGGTTAATGTTGTCAACGGTTGCTCGTAATGAGGTCGAGTCCCCCTCGTAAGTAATTAAAACGTTAGCCGATGCCATTGCCTTTTGATTTTTTTATTGACATCTCAAATTTAAGTAAATAAGTTAATACATCGCCTTTCATTAACTCATTATACTCCATAATGTTGCCATTACACAAATTCATTATTTGTGCCCTCAAGTCGTCTGCTGCTTTCTTTGCCCTGAAGTTCGGTGAGAATCCAGTTGGGACAGTGTCTTTATTAAGTTTCTTTGTTGTATTGTGTTGTATTCCCATAATGTCTGCAGTTCTTCTGCCGACATAGTTAATAAGGGAAACAGTGGTGTGATATCCAATCGGGAAAAAAAATCGTGCGACCCCTCCTTGCACATCGCATCAAATAACTCCAGTTTCGCATTATGTATGTCGGCATTGATAACACTGGCATCCTCGTCGTCCCTTATTACCCAAATTGCTGCAAAGTTTAATAACAGGTCCCGATGTATTACATTGTTCTGTCGTTCCCGAATAACGTGTATGTATGAGGCAACCACTGCAGCATTCTTGGGATTGGATAAACCCGATGCCAATGCCTTTTCCATTCCCTCTAATATTTGCTCCATTTCCGAACCACTCAATCCACTGCTAATGCGTTCCATTAACGACAATGCCATGCTGAACCGTTCCAGTGGTAAATTAACCTCTTTCGGGAACCGGTAATATGTATGCCTTTCGTGTTGGAATACTTTAACGAGGTTGTCCTTTGCGTTAACCTTTTTCTTACTGGTACGAAACCAATGAGGTTGCCTGTCGAAGTTTAGTAATGAGCGAATTAATGTCATCGTGTACGAAAATTAAATTACCATTATTAAGAACAATGCTGCATTTACCCTGCTCCTCTGCGATGTGCGATATACCTGCAACATTTATTAAAACATCCATTGAACCTGCTTCCTGTTCTGTTAATTGCCTCAATTGTTCATCGTCTGTTTCAATACCCTTGTAAACCACTGCCGAACACATTATGAAGCCTGTCATATTACCAATACTCGTGAGGACACTGTTCGTCTTTAACCCTTGTTTTCGCAGGTAAGAAACAACCGCACTCATTACAGGTGTTTAGCAACTTGTTTCGGTGTTGGCAATGCATACAAACTGGCATTCGTGTTTCGGACAGGTTGTTGGCCTTTTTATCGGATGTAATAAACAATATCCACCCTTTCAATATTGCAGTTAACCTCCGCATTCGATACACTCTAATAAATCAATTATTCCCAACTCCTCGGGATTGGCATCGGTGTTAACCACTGCAAACGATATGCAGTCGTATTCCTTTGCACATATCGTAAACTTATCGCAATGCATTAACCGTATTGTGTAACCTTGCATCGGGTCCAACTTTGCACCGACAATTGTTATTATACCGGCCTCGTCCGATGTTATTTTAAAAGTTTGTATTCGGTTTGTTGCATTGTGAGTTATTGTTACGGTGTATTCGGTGTCCGGTGTTACCAGTCCAAACGATATACCTGCATAACACGAAGCGACATTGATGCCACTATCGAAACAGGGTGAACATACGGTCATAGATAACGCTTTAATATTGCGTTGACAAAGTAACGAAATGTATCGAGATAATCTGCACGTTCCGTTAACTTTCTTCGGTTTGCCTTTATGATTGAACCACTGGCATCGCACTGCACCTGCTTTGCATCAAAAACAAAACCTTTGCAGGTTTTAGAGTTTACCTTAATATCCAATCGCCTCAATGCAGCATTGCAATCAATACGACTGTTTTCATGCTTTGGATTTGCCGGTATAATAAACTGACTGTCGGACAACCTTAATCGTCTTTTTATTTGCGTATATGCCGATGAATTATCCCTTTGTTGTATGGTGCCACCTTTACCCATTGCATCCCCTGTAATGCGCAACAAACCTGATGGAATGTTTAATGCCTCCACTGCATCGCAAAAGGCATCAATACTCCCCTTGTCAATTTTAATTTCGTCAACCACCCTGCATCCCCTGTGGACCTCTTGTATTACCAGTGCACAAAGGGGATTAATGTTAAAGTCAACACTGATGTATGTTGGGATGTGGTTGTTATGCTTTATTGAGTCGTCAATGTGTTTATCGTCGTTCCACTCGTATAAGAAAGGGTTCGTTACATCGTCCATTACATCCCAATCACCTTCAACGAACCTTGCATACTGTATGGGAGGCAACTCTTTTAACGACTCAAGGTATTCGGCAGGGATATGCGGATTGTCGGTTATCTTCGATGGAATAAACGACCATCTGCTCGGCAACGTTCCATCTTTATACCTTTCGTAAATTACGGTTTTAACCCAATTGTGTGAGGGATTGCAGGTTGCAAGACATACGATGGGAGGTTTGCCAACTGCTTTATTCCAACTGCCAATACGTTCCTGAACTTTATAAAAGGTTACATCCTGCAACTCGTTAACCTCGTCCAAACCTGCACCGTTAACCTCCAAACCTTTAAACCTGTTAAGGTCCTTATCCTCGTCGTAACTTTCCGACATAAACAACAATTCGGAACCATTGCCAAACGTAACAACGTTTCTTTCCCTATTCCATGATAATACATATTCGGTTAATCCATCTGCCAGTATGGAGGCAAATGTGGGAAACGTGGTTCGTTTTAAATCGGGCAAACTTTTTCTTATTATCACCCACCTGCTCTTCGGATATTGCAGTGCAAGATATGTAAGGGTTAATAATAGCCAATATGTTTTCCCTCCACGTATTGCTCCACCGAATACAACGACTCGATAATTGCCATCAATTGCCATGTGAAAGGCCGTTGATTGTCGTTGCGTTAACTCAAGTTTCACTCGTATTGCTTTGTTCGGGTTCCTTTGTGGTAACGATTACCAGTGGTTCGGTTGTGGTTAATGTGGTGTCAAAGGTTTGGCGAGGTTTGCCGTATGCTCGGTCTAATAACAACTCTGCTGCTCGGACATCGCCTTTTGCAGCCTTTGCACGTATTGCCTTTAATATTACCTCCCCTGCAGTGATGCCATCCTTTTCCTCGCCTAATACTTGAGCCAACAATTTATCTAATTCCGGCAATTTAACTGGTCGGCCTTTGGGATTACCTGTTTCGCCTTTTTTCCATCGAGGCTCTATTTTTTTATAACCTTTACTCGGCATGGTCAATCGTTGTTTAATCGTTGTTTAATATACTAATTTCAAGAACTCGTTTCTTGCTTTGCCATCGTCTTGGAATGCTCCGAGCATTTTACTGGTGACCGTCCATGTGTCATGTTTTTTTACCCCTCGCATACACATACATAAATGTTGAGCCTTTAATGTTACTGCAACACCTATCGGGTTTAATTCCTTTTGCAGCCTTTCGGCAATTTGTGTGGTGATGCGTTCTTGGTTTTGAAACCGGTTGGCATACAGGTCCACCGTTCTTGCCAGTTTGCTCAATCCAACTATTTTTTCATTCGGTATGTATGCAATGTTCGCAGTTCCGAAGAATGGTGCAGTATGGTGTTCGCATAACGAATAGAATGGAATGTTGGTTTGCACAATCATTTCATCGGTGCCCTCCGCATCGAATGTGGTAAAATTGAACTCTTTTGGCTGCAAGAACTCGTTTAGAAACTTAATATATCGCTTCGGTGTTTCTTTTAATCCCTCCCTGTTTACATCCTCCCCGAGGTGTTTCAGTATTTCCCTAAAATGCCATTCGGGTGAGTTTACAGTATATTCCATAATTTATGACTTTGGACAGATAATTTCCATTGTGGATTATTTAAACATAACTCAATGCAATGTTGCAGGTTTGTCTTATTTATGGTGTAACCGTCGGAATGCGGACTTATCCAGTAATGTTCTGCACTTATACTCGGAACCGGTATCGATTGTCCATTGTGTCGCACGTAACGCAATTCTGTAACACCGTTTGGAAAGTTCTTTGCGATTACGTGTTCTGCAACCTTTGGCGATACGCATATGAAATCAATACCATCGGGAACAGGATTGAGGCCACTGGTTTCAATTGCCTGATAATATCCTTGTTCTTTAAAATATGTAATTATCGTTTCGTTTAGTTGGTCGGTTGGCTCACCTCCTGTCCATGTAATTTCATTGCAGCCTTTGCCGGTTATTTTTAATACCTGCAACAACTCGTCCAGTGCATATTCTTTACCACTTTCAAATTCGGTATCGCAACGAACACCTGATGCATAACAGGCATTTTTCGCCTTGCAACCTTGCAACCTTACGAAGATTGTTGGTTTACCAGTTCGGGCACCTTCACCCTGCAGGGAATAGAATATTTCGCTTACTTTAATCGTTTGGCTCATAAATTACGGTTGAACTTTCGGTTTCCATTAAATCAATACGTGTTATCGGCAAACCTGTATTTTTAAGTATGTAGAATATTGACTTTGCAATGTTTTCTGTACTGGTCGGGCCGTCAAAAACATATTTTTTCGTTTGCAGTATTTCCATTGCCTCCATTAACCTTTTGTCGTTAACGTGTACGAGGCAACTGTGGTCAAAACTGTCAATCACTGGTTGCACATACTTATCGATATCGTTAAATAATATTGCTGCACCCCTTTCGTCAATACCGGTTTTTACATAAACCTCAAAACGGTAAACATGACCATGCAGGTTGAAACACTTATCGTTCAACAACTCGTTACGGTGTGCAGCATAAAAGTGATATTTTTTTCGTATCAGCATTTATAAACCGTTTTGTCAGTAATCCCTGCTTTTGCAAATGCGTTTCGCCTGTTTCGGCAACTGTCGCATTCCCCACAATGCACCTCCTCATTAAGGTAACACGACCATGAGTTAAACAATGCATCGGAATCGGCAACATTGCACATTCGTATTAAATCGCTTTTGTAATAACCCTCAATACTGGCTGATGTGATAATTGTTTTGCAGTCCTCTTTTCGTCGGCCTTTGTTGTATGCCTCGTTCATGGCATTAAAAAATTCCGGTGAACAATCGGGGAACATATACTCCCCTGCATCGTCCAACGTAAGGTCGTCGAGGTGACTTCCCAATACAATTTCATCATAATTGTTGGTCATTGCGTATATGTATGCCAAATTCACGAAAACAGAATTGCGTAATGGCACCACGACCGAACCCTTAAATGTATTTTCAACCTCAACACCTGCATTCGTTAACTGGTTGGAGGTGCCAAATATAAATGATAAACTTGATACATCGAGGACTGTATGCTTTGCACCTATTTTCTCGGCCAAACGTTTGCACCTTTCAATTTCCATTGTTGCTTTTTGACCATAATTAAAAGTGATTAAATCTACCTCGTAACCTTTTGCCTTTTTAGTTATTGCCATTGTGGTGGAGTCCAATCCACCCGAACAGATTACCAATGCTCTTTTTTTCATGTATGTTAGATTATTTGTTTACCCTCCATTGATTCGGCAAATAACTGCCATTGCCTCAAATTATGTTTTGCCAGTTCCCTGTGATTATGTATGCGTTTATTCGTGAGGTCTATTTTAAGGTTTTTAACCCTTTTGCCATCAAAATGAAATATGCTTTTATATCGGTTGCCTGTGGTCCAACCACTGGAGTCCACCGAATAAAACGGTACACGTTCCAAACTTTTCATCCCTGTAATGCCTAATCCATGAACCTTGCAACCGTTTTCCTTTGCACTCATAACAAAGGTATAAAACGCATTATAGTCACCCCACTCAACATCCTTTCCGGCAATGCCGATTGAAATATACTCGTAATCTTTTGTCATTTGTTTCCAATCGTCCAATCCCCTGTTTCGGTGAAACACTGGTATTGATTGCCGACCTGTACCTGCTTCGATACGGTTGCGCAACCTTTTCACCTTATCGTAACCATACACCGCATCCACATCCATCTCAAAGAACTTTTCAATTTTGTGTTGGTTTATAAACTCAATATAACTGTCGGTGTATGCATCGATATCGACCGTTATTTTTTTATTCATTATAAACGTAAATGCTCCACTGTCTAATAAATAATCTTTATATTTTGGTATGACATCGATAAACTCTTTATCGTTGCGTATGTAGTAATAAGAGTCCAAACGGTTAAAGTCGTAATTAAACGACTTAAAAACCTCTTTCCCATACACCTCACCTGCCAAATATATTTTCATTTTTCTGCTGCAGTTAACAGGCGATAAACCACATCCTCTCGGCTTCCAGTATGTTGTTTAAACTTTTCAATAATGGTGTTGTAATCTTCCTCCGAATACTCAAGTTTAATAACAAACGACTCGTCTTTTGCCTTTGCCTCGTTTTCCTCGAAAAAATCGTTTAGGTCAATTTCGTTCAGTGTTGGTATGCCATCAACTCCCCACTCCTCCAACTGTTCTGCGTTCCAATCGGCTGCAATCATTTGCCAGTCCCAATCGCCGAACCCGAGATTATCCTTAATAATAAACTCCCTTTCCTGTTCTTCGGTCAACTCCGATGCTTTAATAATTGGCACCTGCTTTAAACCTGCTTCTTTACAGGCTTTCAGCCTCATGTTGCCTCCCAACACAATCATATCGTCGTTAACCACAATCGGCCGAATGTTTAACATTTGCGGAAAACCTTTTATGGACTGAACCAGTTTTGCAAACTTTTCATCCCTTATAATTCTTGGATTATTTGGGTTCATTTTGATACTGGTTATTGCAACCAGTTCGGTCGGTTTAATTTGTTCCTCTGTCATTTGCTTTTTTTCCTTGAGTTACGGTATTTATCGGCCTCTGCGTATGCAATTGCAATCGCTTGTTCTTGGCTATATCCCTCGTTCATTAACTTGCGGATATTCATTTGGATTATTTGGCTTGAGTCGCCTTGAAATAATGGCATGGTGTTTATTCTTGGTTCAAATTTACAAAAGATTCCATGAGTCGGCCCTCTTGATACGTGTTTATGTGGTGCCCGAGTTTTATCATGTCCTTGTGTTGGCTCGGATAAATAACAAGGTTGTTTAATTTACCACCTGCAAAAATCTTAACAGTGTAAATGTCGTTCCCATCGATATCGTTAAAGGTTTGCAACATACCGAGTTTATAATCTATTCCCTCGTGTTGTATGTGCATTTTTTCGTTCACCTTATATTTTTTTAAGGCATTTACTGGCATTGCAAACGCAATGTCGTATTCTAAACCTGCATGAGTGAGGTACCCGAAATAATAATCTTTATCCTCTTTCATTTGGGCCTCGATAAAAAAACCTGCTCTGATACGTGTTGTCATAGTTTTTTAATTTCCTCTTTTGTTTTTAACCAATACTCTCGATGCAGGTTTTCGGCATTTGAGTGCACGATGTCAATGGTAATGCCTGAAACAACCTTTGCAACCGTTTCAATGGTTGTGTCCTTGTTGTTTCTGAACGGTTCGTACATTTTTAGAATGTTTTTAAACCTGTTAAAAATCAATTCCGCTTGTTGTTGTGGTGTCATGGTTGTATGTTTCGTTGTAATAATGGTTTGCATTTGCGTATTCTACCGGTGTCCATTCGGCATTACCTGCAGTGTATGCGTTTTCAATTTGCTCTTTTTCAATTGCCTTTGCCTTTTTAAATATGTTATCGGAAAACGACAGGTTGTGATTTTCCCATAAATACTCAAATATCCAATCTACTGCAGTTGGTTTCATAACTGGTATGTGTCTATTCGCCTTTTTACCATGTCAATAAACCGTTCCATCATGGCAGTATAAAACGACTGAAAGTCGTGGTGCCCCTCGTTATTGCTTTCAAATAAAACATACAGTGCAGACCGTAATCGCTGCGATGGTGTTTTGGAACCTAAATCGGCCGAATCAATTTTTATGTTTTTAAGCAATTGTTCATCGTTGTAATTAAACTGTTCGCCTTTAAATGCCATAACTCCAACACCTCCCATCCAGTGCGACATCAGTTCGGTCATTTGCTCCGGTGTTAACTCTTGTGTTCCAATAACCAGTTTAATCGTTTTATCACGACGAGTGGAAACTGCTTCAATTGCACATGGTATTGTCAATATTTCGGTTGCCATAATTACTCAAAATGCTCGTTATAATATTGCTCCCCACCGTTTACCTGTTCACTGCCTTTAAACATTGAACCGTTATTGTACGTTTCAATAATTAACTCCCTTTGGATTTTTTCGGCCTCCATAAAAAGGTTATAAGTAAACGGTCGACCTTTCATTTTTATTTGGTCCCATAAATAATGAATCGGTGTTGTTGTTGTTGTTGTTTCTTTAGCATCCATAATCGGGTTCTCTTTTTGTGTTTTGTTGTTGTTGTATTGTTGTTTTTACCTTGTTCAAATAGTCGTTTACCAGTGCACGAACCGTATCTTTATGCGTTTTCGGAACACGAAATGTCATATTAATAGTTGGTTCTTTGTATATCGATTTTTTCCCTGCTCCGACTCGTTTGCCTCCCCAACCGTTTTTCGGTTTGTCTTGTTGTTCCATTGTGCAAATATATCATTTTTTGATTATGTTTTTTATTTCAACTTTGCGATTTTTTAATAACCGAATCCAATCATAACACCTCATCAAATATGTTCTGTAAACTCGTGTTTCCCTGTCTGCATTTATTAACTGCTCCCTGTATGAGTTATGTGTTGCAGTGGTTGAATGGTATGTTATATGCCTGTCAATTATTTTTGCCTCCACTGGCTGCATATCGGTCATGACCTGTATTATGCGTTTTTCAATTTCTTGTGGTTCCATTACAGTCGTTTATATTTTAATAATGCTTATAATCAAAAAACCTTTTTAGGCTCTTTAATTCCAATGCCTCTTTCTGCTTTACTGCCATACAGTTTTCTATTTCTTTTAAATAATCGCCATACCACTCATCCCGATATTGTTTACTTGATGCGAATGAATATAATGCCGACCATTGCCCACCATGCCAATGCGAACAAATTTGCATCGCTCTATTTTTTGAGATTATAGTCCCTGCAGGTTTTTTCATACAAACTTGTTTAATTTGGTTTTATCCATGAAATACGAGTTGCCTCGTCCAAGATTTTTAATGTTTTCGGGTTTAATAAAGTCCTTTTTAAATATCCAACCAACGAACTCCACCTCATTGCCGGTAACGTATGCCAGTATGTAAACATCAATATCGGGATTGTTTTTTGTAGTGCATAACAGGTTCCCATTCGTGTTCGTTGTTGCCTTAATATCGTAACGAAACCCCTTTTTTGTCACACCATCATAACCTCCCGACTGTATGTTGCTATTGAGGTCGGGATATACGTTTTGGAATTTAGCGAATGCCAGTTCGGCAACAAAACCGGTAACATTAATATCAATCGGGTCCCCATCGGTTCTTTTCACATCAACAACACCGTATTTCCTGCACTCGTATTGCCTCGCTCGTGCAATAAATTGCGCAACCTTCATTTCGGAACTGGATAAGGTAATTTTCATATTAAAAAATCGTTTTTATCGTCCACTTCAAACCACGACTTTACAGGTGCCAGTTTTGTAGGTTGGCTCAATAACGGCCGAACCTCATCATCATAAAAGTTGGACATCGTTTCGTTATGCCTAAACTTTACCAATCCAACTGCTCCCTGTCTATGTTTTTCAAAAAGGTAGAATATTTCGTTTGTGTACTCAACACCTGCTTCATCGCTCAATTTATAGTATGCAGGTCGCCAAATAAAAACGACGGTGTCTGCCGTTTGCTCAATTTCGCCCGACTCACGTAAGTCGGCAAGAATTGGCATTTTTGTACTTCGTTTTTCAACCTCCCTCGATAACTGCGATAAAAGAATAATAGGTATTCCGAGTTCCAACTGGCACCTCTTTAAAAGTTTAATAATTGTTGAAACCTCTTGTTCCCGATTACCTTTTGCACCTCCCTCCAACTGCAATAACTGCAGGTAATCAATAATCGCCCACCTGCATCGGTTTTTTTTATGAGCCTTTTTAA